AAACACGTTTAGCCAATACATGTGGAATCATTGATGCTGATTATTATGAAGCATTAAATGAAGGACATATCAAGGTTAAGCTATGTAACGAAGGTAATGCCACCCTTGAGCTAGAAGCAGGTAAAGCATTTTGTCAAGGTATTTTCTTACCGTTTGGCATTACAGAAGATGATGAAGCAGATGGTGTAAGAACAGGTGGATTTGGTTCTACTGGTAAATAGTAATAGCAAAGGAGATAATATATGAAAGCTTATGCATATGATGACGATGGTTATTACATTGGTGAGAGGGATTGTCAGCTCGATCCATTGGAAACAGAACAACAGGGTAAAGAAGTCTATCTTCTCCCTGCAAATGCAACATTTAGTGCACCTTTAGATCCACAAGAAGGTTGCAAGATTAAATACGTTGGCAAGGCATGGCAGTATGAAGCCATTCCAGTTGAAGAAGAACCAGTAGAACCTGAACCAACTGAAAAAGAATTGATCGAAAGAGAGATCAGTGATCTTAAAGATCAGCTAGCAGAATCTGATTACAAGACATTGAAATATGTTGAGGGTCAGATTGATGAGAAAGAGTTTGAGGAAATCAAAGCAGAAAGACAAGCTTTAAGAGATAAGATTGGTGAACTTGAAGAAAAACTCACAACTTTGGAATAAACAGAAATAAGAGGGCATAAGCCCTCTTTTTCTTACCATTTTGAAATGCTTTTAATAATCTTTTCATAAATCGTTTTCAAGATTGCGGAAATACCTTTTGCAAGCATTTCATCCATAGATGCTAAGAAGGTTATTAACATCTTATTCAACGATGATAAAAGATTGATAGAGCATTCATAAAAGATTTTAATAAACGCTATAAGAGCAGATTTTATTTTCTTAAACGATTCTTTACTAATCTTTTTCATGCTTTCCCAAGACTTTACAGACAAGTCTTTAAGAGCATTTAGTAAAGATTTTATTTGTTCTTTCATTACCATAACTCCTTCAAATTCCTCATTATTTATCATTTTCGAAAATTTTTTGAAAAATGTTCTTGACAATCATTTGGAATAAAGCTATATATAAATCATCAAGTGAGATTGATAGTTATAAATAATCGTGAAAATGATATTATCTAAACTTATGGGGGAGTAGACTACTAAAGAGATAGCCGAGTCTGTAAAACTCGTGTCTTCGGACCCGCTAGGAGCGTTACCTAGATCCCCCACCATTATTTAAAAATCTTTTTTCAACAAAATATTTCAGGAGAAATAATATGCCAATGGAACCTCATAAGAAAACCTTGGAGGAAATCGCCTTTAACAAACGTTGGGGTAAACTCTCTAAGTTAAATCCTTCTACTACAAACCTTTCTTCAAGCATTGGTAAAGCACCTAAATGCTCTACAAAGGTTAAAACGGAAAAGGTGGTTGAGACTTCTTCTAAAAAGAAGAAGTAGATAAAGAGTTTCTATTAAACGTTGTAGGCTAAATTACCCCTCGTAATCATTACGTAAAGATGATTTAAGAAAAATAATTTGATAAATGTTTCTAAACGATATATACTCATAATATAAATCATTTAAGGAATAACGTTGTATTATTTAATATATCAAATTACCAATAATATCAATGGAAAGATATATGTTGGAAAACACCAAACAACCGATAAAAATGATGGTTATATGGGTTCAGGAAAGCTTATAAGACGAGCAATGAACAAATATGGTAGCATAAATTTCAGTAAAACCATATTATATGAATGTGACTCGTTAGAAGCTATGAACAGAAAAGAAGCGGAAATTGTTAATGAAGCATTTGTTCAACGCCCTGACACATATAATATGAAAGTTGGTGGTGATGGTGGCTTTGATTATATTAACACCGTTCTAACTCATGAAGATCGTCAAAAAATCGGAACAATGGGTTCAGATGTTTTTAAAGAAAAACTTAAAGATAAAGAATATTATGCTAAGTGGCATGATAAATTTATAGAAAACTCATTTACAGAAGAGGTTAGACAAAAACGTGTAGCAACGTTTAAGAAAAACTATGTTAAAGAGAATAGTTTTTGGTATGGACGTAAACATACTGAAGAAACAAAACAAAAGATTGGTAACGCTACCTCAATAGCACAAGCTGGTAATAAAAACTCTCAATATGGAACTTGCCTTATTAATAAACCAGAACTTCATCAAACCAAACGTATTCATATAGATGAATTACAAGAATGGTTAGATAAAGGATGGATAAAAGGAGCTGTGTATGATTGGGAGAAATACGAAGCCAAACAAGAAGAGCTTAAACAGAATGCTTTACTAAACGAACAAAAGCAGAAAGAAACTATAGAATATTATACTAAATTATATGAGATATATAGTAATGTAGGTTTTGAAGAGTTAGTGAAAGAAACTGGTTATAAGCATTCTCAACCAAATCTTGTAAAACAGTTATTCAAATATGTGAAAGAATTTGTACCTCAAAATGGTAAAAAGCGAGGTAAAAAATAATTTGATAAATGTTCTTGACAAATCGTTTTGAAAATGATAGAAATAAATCATCTTGAAACGATAGCTATAAAACATTGTAAATATGAGTGATACGCCGCTTTAGCTCAGAAGTAGTAGCAGCTGTTTTGTAAACAGCAGGTCGGGATTGCAAAATTCTCAAGCGGCACCAGATATGGTCCCTTCATCTAAACGGTTAGGATTCAAGATTTTCATTCTTGCCACATGGGTTCAAATCCCGTAGGGACTAAATTTCGGAATATAGTTCAGCCTGTTAGAACGCTTGCTTTGGGAGCAAGATGTCGTTGGTTAGAATCCAGCTATTCCGACCAGTATTGGAAAAGTGGCAGAGTGGTTTAATGCACCTGACTTGAAATCAGACGGAGGCTTATGGTCTCCCTAGGGTTCGAATCCCTACTTTTCCTCCATTTTCGTAAGTCATTGATTTTACATCATTTTTTGCAGGTATAATAAACCAATGACTTACACAATTTTTTAAACGATATAAAGGACGATTGGCAGAGTGGCTCATGCAGAGGACTGCAAATCCTCGTACATCGGTTCAATTCCGGTATCGTTCTCCAAAATTAGTATGTTATACATTTTAACATTTATAAGATGTGAGATTGGCCTAGTGGTTGGGCAGCAAACTGTTAATTTGCCTTAGGGAGTTTCAAATACTTCATCTCACGCCATTTTTTGTAAGTCATTGATATTACATCATTTATTATAAATCATTTAAGGTCAATGACTTACATATTTTTAATAAAATGGTTGAGTAGCTCAGTTGGTAGAGCAGTGGAATCATACTCCTCGTGTCGGCGGTTCGATCCCGTCCTCAACTACCATTTTTTATAAAAAATTTTGAAAAATGATCTTGACAAACGTTTTACAAAATGTTATATATAGATCATCAAGTGAGAAATGATAGTTATAAAAACATTGTAAATAGAACGTTTCACTAAATCATAAACCTTTACGTTGGTGTGAAACATAAGTAAATGTATGATTATACATTGAAACCAATTATGATTAAAAGGGCTATCTAGCAAATCATTCATAATAGCTTTTTAATAAACCGATGAATGATAAGTGGTGTAGATAAACAAGTAATCCTAACAGTTTAACTCAAAACCGACTCAGGGTTCTTCCACGACAGGGCAATTTTTGTTATCCGTTATAATTAAAGTCCTCAAAAAATTAGTCAAAAATTCTACTTCCTTTTTTAGTGTTTCCACAAATCTTTTTCCTTTCAGCTTGTGGAATACTGCGGACGAGAGAGGATTTTAAAGAATCCTCTCTCTTATAAATAATGAAAGAAAGCTTTTATTGGAGAATTAGTTTAACAGTAAAACACCGCCCTGTCACGGCGGCGTCACGGGGGCAGCACCCGTATTCTCCGCCAAAATTTATTGTATTCGGTGGTAGCTAAACTGGTTGTAGCGGTGGTCTTATAAACCATGTCATTCATGCTGGTTCAAGTCCAGCCCATCGAACCATTTATAGCGGATTAGTGAAATGTATCACACTTGGCTCATAACCAAGAATTTCCGTATCGAGTCGGAGTCCGCAACCATTTTTTAATATAACCAAGGCTAATTTTTCATAAATTTTTTATAAATATTTGTATAACCGATAAAGGATACAAATATGAGAAAAAGTAGTACTACATACATGACCGCATATACTAGACGAAGAAAAGCTAGTATGATAAAATGTTTTGGTGGAAAATGCCAATGTTGTGGATATAATGCTTGTGATACAGCATTAGAATTTCACCATTTAAAACCTGAAACAAAAGAAATAGCACTGTCTACAACTGCTTATTCTTGGGATAGAACTGTGAAAGAATTAAAAAAATGTATAATGGTATGTGCTAATTGTCATCGTGAAATTCACGAGGGAATTAGAGAAATTGATACAGAGAAACAGTATTTTAATGAAGAATTAGCATTGAATAGCAACCCATCAGTCAACAAAAGTGACTTATATGATACTTGTCCTGTATGTGGTAAACCAAAATTACGTAGCAATAAATATTGCTCAAAACAATGTACAGGAAAAGTCAATAATAATATTACGTATGATTGGAGTAAGTATGATCTTGTTGATCTTATTGATAACAATCAAATGACTAAGTCACAAATAGCAAAAGAGCTAGGCTGTACTTGGCAAGCAGTAGATAAACGGTATAAAAAATTAAAGAAAAATAATTATTGACAATATTTTGCCAATAGTGTATAAATAATTCATCAGTAAATGATTTCTAAAATCATCTATTGGTAAATGCTTGACGGAATATTTCCAGAAAAGCATTTAATTATTGTAGTGTAATGATGTGACTGAATAATGGGTTGTCAGCCCATAAGGTATGATTAAGTCATTTGAAAAAATGATTTCTTTAGTTGCAGCATTCAATGAGCGTAAGGCTGAATTAGCGTAGGTCGTACAACCTACAGTGACGTAAGAAGTGGACAAATCGTAATTTGAACGAGCTGATGACTGTATCCACTTGAAGGTAACAAAATCCTTTCGATCATTCAATCAATGATCTGATCAATCATTGAGATCGTGGCTGAATAACGCAATTGAAATGTTAGATTTGAGAGTAGTCAGGAATCTCTCCATCATTATCTCCAAAAAGTTTGTTAGTAGCCGGTATGTGAAAGCATTCTCGAGGAGTCAAGTTTTTGTTAAATGTTCTTGCCAAAAACATTTACGTTTTTCTTATGGTCTTTTTGAGTGTTTTTTGCCCCACAGTGAAGAAAAAATGCTCATTATTTTGGGCAAGGGTCTTGTCCGTAAATGTACGTAGAGCCAGCTTTAGAATGAGCAGCAATGAAACGTATAGAGATGTCATAATCTCAGACCATTCGTGATATTTTCTCATTTTCACACTAAAGAAATGAGCTTCCGTATTGATTGTTTTCATCCC